ATACCTCCTGGTTGTATCATCAGAAGCAAAATTTAATGGTGTATGCCATGTATTTGAATCCCATATAGTTACTCTGTTTTCATTGAATCCTACATGTGTATTTAATTCTAAACCAGATTCATCTTTACTATAAAAACCTGTTCCTTTATTTAATTCTTTATTACCTTTGATATAAATAACAGCTTGGTAGTGACAAGTTTCTTTTAAATCACAATGGGGCATCGGATGTGCTTTTCCTAAAATAGTGTAAAAACAAAAATTTAATTTTAATTTTTTATTAAATAATTTTATACATTTATCTTCTATAATTTTTTCTACATCTTCTTCTACAGGAACAGAAAACCAAGTATGATTTTTATTATCATAATTAGTGTGTTTTAGACCTTTTCCTTTTCTAAAAAAACCACTACTTTGCGCATCAAATTTAAGCTGCATTACATTTATTTGTAATTTATTTAATAAATCTTTTTCAAAAAAATTATCTTTAATTAAAATATGAAAATTTGTCATATTTATCTTAACATCATCCAAGAAGTTAATATATATTTACCATCACCTGATAAAGGTGGATTACCTCTGTGCAAATATGGAAAACCAGCAGGCCATATAACTATTCTACCTGTTTTAGGTTTTACTCTTTTAGAAAAATGTAAAAATTCTGTTTCGCCACCTTCTTCTACATCGTTTAAATATATAGAAAAAACAAAAGCTCGTGGCTCATTTTCATAACCTTTATTATGTTCTATATGCCAAATATGATAGCCTTCTGTGGGTAAAGTTTTTTGTATTTTTAAATCTGTAAAATAAAAAGGAACTCCATAAGCATCAGAAGCTCCTGTGTTTTTAATATAATGATTCCAAGCTAAATCAAAATTAATCATCATAGGTTTTAAAGATTCCCACCATACATTCACATTGTTTCGAGCTGCAAAAAATTGTTGATCTTGTTTTTGTAATATAGATGCTTTTTCAAAACCTAATCTATTAATAGTATTGTTAAAATTATTTTGATCTTCAAATAATTTAATAGCTTTATTACATTCTTCTTTAGTAATGTAGTTATCGTATATACCTATAAAGTTATTTATATTTACTGTTTTTTCATTCATAAGTATTATTTTCTATTTTATTAAAATTAAAATATCCGCTCAACATGTATCTATCTTTTTTTTCAGGGCAAGGCATACCTCTATGTGTATGAGTAAAATAAGAAGGCATAATCACCAGCTTTCCTTTTTCAGATTTTATTACTCGTTTGTCTAAAAATTGAGTTCCACAATTATGATTACTTAAATAAATCATAAAATTTAAAATTCTGTAAGGATTTTGTCCGCTGTGCTCAGAGTGCCATATATTAAAATAATTATTTTTTTTCCAGTGTTTAAATCTTATTTCTGTTAAATAAAAAGGATAAACAAAATTTATTTCTGGGTAAAGTTTTATATATTCGTCTAATTCATTTTGAAACCTACCTTTTAAAAAAGATAACTTATTGTCTTTTAAATAAGGTGATTTATCACCTAAGAAAACTCCTTCATATTTTCCATCTTTATAAAATTCTTTGTTAGGTATTTTTTTAAAAAATGTAATTATATTATCGGATTCTTTATAGGATAAAAAATTATCTTTTATATAAATAAAATTTCTTAACATTTTAAGCTATTTTCTATTTTTTTATTCATAATTATGTTACTTTCATTCTCTATAAAACTAATATATATTCTACTATATGCTACAAAAATTAAATTTCAAGCCTGGTTTTAACAAAATGATCACAGACTCAGGAGCCGAATCTCAATGGGTTGATGGTGATTTTGTTAGATTTAGATACGGATTACCTGAAAAGATAGGTGGTTGGAATCAATTATCTATTGCAGGTGAAACATTACCTGGAGTGGCACGTGCACAGCATGCATGGACATCATTAGCGGGTGAAAGATATGCAGCTATTGGAACTTCACAAGGTTTATTTTTATATTATGGAGAACAGTTTTTTGATATCACACCATTGGATACAGCTATAACAGGATGCACATTAACAACTGTTAATGGCTCAAATGTTTTACAAGTTAATAAAGGTTCTCATGGTCTACAAGTTGGAAGATACGTAACTTTATCTGGTGTAACTGTTACAGGTGATTCAGATTATACAGCAACAGAATTAGAAGTAGCTTATGAAATTTTAACCGTTCCAGACATAGATACGTTTACAGTTCAAGCTGTAAGAGCTGAAGGAGGAACAGGCATGACTGCAGCAGGGGCTGCAACTGTTAATCCTTATGTTGAAGTAGGTCCTGTCTTTCAAACTGTAGGTTATGGTTGGGGTACTTCTACATGGAATACTTCTACTTGGGGAACTGAAAGAGCTACAAGTTCTGTAGTCCTGGATCCAGGAAACTGGAGTCTTGATAACTATGGACAAGTTCTTGTTGCAACAATTAGAGATGGAGAAACTTTTACTTGGAATGCAGGAGCATCAAGTGCTAGAACAATTAGAGCATCTAAATCTACATCTGGTTTTTCAACTTCAGCTAACCCAACTGCATCAAGATTAACCCAAGTATCTGATAGAGATAGACACTTATTTCATTTTGGAACGGAAACAACTATTGGAGATCCTACGACTCAGGATCCAATGTTTATAAGATTTTCAAATCAAGAAGACTTAAATGATTATACACCAACTGCAGTTAATACTGCAGGTACATTTAGATTAGATAAAGGAAATAGAATTGTTGGAGCAGTATCTGGTAAAGATTATACTTTAGTATTAACCGATAGCTCTGCTTATGTAATTCAATTTGTTGGTCCACCATTTACATTTAGTGTAAGACAAGTTGGTACTAACTGTGGATTGATTGGTCAACACGCATTAAGTTATTCTGATGGTAAAGTATTTTGGATGTCAGGTGAAGGTGGATTTTTTGTATTTGATGGTACAGTTAAATCATTACCATGTTTAGTTGAAGATTTTGTTTTTACAACAAATTCAAATAATTTAGGGATAAATTATAATGCAACAGATATAGTTTATGCAGAACACAATACTCTTTATAGTGAAGTAAATTGGTTTTATCCAAAATCAGGATCAGATCAAATTGATAGATGTGTCACATATAACTATGGAGAAAATGTTTGGACAACTTCATCATTAGCTAGAACTTCGTATGTAGATACCGGAGTCTTTGATGTGCCATATGCTACTGAATATAATAAAACATCACTACCTGTATTTGGAGATATCTTGGGTATTACAAACACATATGGAGCTTCAACTTATTATGCTCACGAAGTTGGAACTGATCAAGTTAATAGTACTGGTACTACTTCTATTAATGCGTTTATTGAATCAGGAGACTTTGATATTACAGCAAGAAGAAGTATGACAGGTCAATCAACAGGTATGGTTGACTACAGAGGAGATGGAGAGTTTTTTATGTCTGTAAAAAGATTTATACCTGACTTTAAGGTTCTTACAGGTAATTCAAAAATTACATTACTATTGAATGATTATCCAAATAACACTGCATCTAGCTCACCTCTTGGCCCATTTACAATTACCAATTCTACTGATAAGGTAGACACTAGAGCAAGAGGAAGATTATTATCAATTAAAATAGAAAATGATGGCACCGGTGAAACTTGGAGATATGGAACTTTAAGAGTTGATGCACAACCAGATGGTAGAAGATAATGGCAAAAGTAGTAGTTAGTATACCAGAACCACAGCAAGAGTATGATGTATCCAATCAAAGACAAATTTTAGAAGCTCTTGACACTTTAAAAAATCAACTTAATTTCTCTTTTCAACAAGATTTAAAAAATGAAGAAGATCAAAAGGAGTGGTTTTTAGGTGGCTAATTTTTTCAAAAGCGAAACGTTTAATTTAACAACAACCAATTTAACAACAGCATTAACTATTACTACGTCTGCTATTGCAATTGTTAGATCAGTGCAAGCAAGTCATGCATCAGCTAGTAATGTAGATGTAGATTTGTATTTAAAAAAATCAGGTGGTTCTGATGTAGAAATAGCGCATGTAGAATTAAACAAGTCTACTGAAAACTTAGCTAAGAATGTTATTAACCTAGAAGGTGGAGATATTTTAAAAATACAGGCAGACACAGCAAACGAGATCACTGGACAAATAAGTTATCTTTTGATAGATAGATCACAAGAAAATGGATAAAGATATACCAAAAATAGATTGTGTAACTACAACAACATACAGAAATACCAAGACAGGAGAAGTATTTAAAGAGAAAGTAGAAGGACCTGATATTGTACAAGATGTTACAGTTCAAATTACTAACAAAGGTCTTGAAGTATTTCAGAAAGTAATGAATCAAAATAATGACAAACCAAAATCCTAGAGGCGGAACAGAACTACAATTTGAATATTTAAGAAAGCATGTAGAACCTAGCTTACTTAATCAAGTAGAAATTTGCACATCAGTTCCAGGTAAAATACCTTTACACCCAACCAAGTTAAATATTCTTTGGCAAAAAAATTCTTGGGATCAACCTAATTTAAATCCATGGTTTAGTGATAAATCAAATCATGATAAATATGATTGGTATGTATTTAATTCTAATTGGAACTTTGAGCAGTTTACAAAAAGATTTGATCTACCAAGAGAGAAATGTGTAGTTATTAAAAATGGTATTGAAGAAGTA